CAAGTCAAAGTCAATTCTGACTTCGTGGTATTGCAAGGCAATCAATGGCAAGGCCAATCCTGGGTTTCTGTTGAAGAAGAAGATGAGTGGCAAGAAGACTTGCTTACCACCGGAGCCTGGGACTGGGGCGGTTGTCATCTTACCCCAGTTAGTCTTACCCGCATCGGACAAGTACAATTCAGAGTACAATCTCCACCATCTTTGGTAGTGTTTGTCGATTCTTTGACCACCGATGGACAATTCAGCGGACTTGATCGCACGCTCGGCGATCCAGTTAGTGTCATAAACAGTTGACGCATTCAAAAGAGTTTGAGTAGTGGTCGCAGAGGACGCAGTAGACAATTCAACGTACATGTCACCGACCAAATCACCGTTTCTGGCGACAGTGACGGAAACGCGACCCGACGCAGCGGCCGTACCGTTAACAGTTTGTTCGATGTTTTCCATCGCGAAGTTAGTGTGGCGTTTGTAAACCGCCTGGAAGAAAGTGACTTTTGGGTTACCAGTCAAGTAGACGTCTTGGGCGCCATAGGCGACGAGTTGCATGAGACCTCCGGCCATTGTGTGTGTGTTTTGTACTATAGCATGAGATTTTTTTTTCGGATGTTTTCGCGAAAAAACACGGTTTGATTTTTCCTGGTACATGGTAAATGTCTACTGGATCTGTACCAGAACTCGAAAGTGTCGACGACGAAATTGTTGAAATTGAATCCGAATCCGAATCAAATATTGAAGATGATCTGTCCACAACCAGGGGCGAACTCCCAGCTGTAGATGAATTAGAAGATGTTATTTATAGTGATACCGATATAGATATCGATGACGATATTGAATACGATAGTATTGATAGATTAGGAAACCTTTTAAGTTCAGTTCTTGTGAACGAAGAAGGCGAAACTGTATGTTCAGCTTTAATAAATATATCAAGACAACTCGAAGTTCAGAACAAGATCATGATAAAAATGTTAGCTCAACTCCAAAAAACAATTTAAAAAATTAGTGTTTAATATTTATAATACGATGGAAAGAGAAAATACCTTATTCATTACTCCGGACGGCGACCAAAAAGAGGAAGCTTATTATGAAAATTTAGGATCCACAATATCCAGTCTTCGTCCAGAGAGATTAATACAATATATCCATCACGAAGAGAAATTGTATGGCCTGGTTAAAGAGTCAGAACTTTTTGGTATAGAACCAATCACTATCGCATACAAAGTATTTTTTAAACCCGATGAATTGGATCCAGAAACAAATCGACCTAAAATGGTAGATATTCAACAAAAATCAAAAGTATATCAACATGCGTTAGAAAAAATAAGTAAATATTTCGATCGCGCACGAGAATTACGCTTATTCGATGAGGATGTAACTAACATGGATAATGATAACGATTTACCAATTGATTTACGAATAAATAATTTAGTACGTCAACTTCATGATATATGGACGATCCTTCTCTCTCAAGTAAGAATATACGATCGTATAAATCACCCGACACAAGTTCCTATAGAAGTCTCTACAAACCCTTCAATACTAGATCCTTCATTACCCCCTATTTCACTTGACGAATATAACGACCACCAAGCGGCATTTCAAATTTTAACAGAATATTGTTCAAACAACGGTCTAAAACGATACAAAGGTTATACGTGTGAACAGATTAAAACAGATGATGGGTTTGCGACACGCGCCTGGAGACAAAAAGAAGAAATTAAAGATTTTGTTTATCGTGTTGCTAATAGACATACTTGGCACGATTTATGGAAACTTCTAACAAATAAGGACAATGGGTACATACAGATTATCAAACAATTATCCGCATGTAACGACATGAAATTTCCAGAAATTAAAAAGAATAGACGTGTTTGGTCTTTTAAAAATGGTCTATTTATTGGTCAAATGTATAACGACCAAACTAATTTATACGAAACCAAGTTTTATAAGTATGATTCAGAAGATTATAAAAGACTCAATCCACTCATCGTGAGTTGTAAATATTTCCCTGTTAATTTTACAGATCACGGTCATATTGAAAACTGGCAAGATATACCGACGCCTTACTTCAACAGTATTCTTAAATACCAAGACCTAGAAGACGAAGTTTGTCATTGGATGTATGTACTTGGTGGTCGTTTATTCTATGAAGTTGGTGAAATGGATAAGTGGCAAGTCATACCGTTTATAAAAGGTATTGCGCGTTCTGGTAAATCGACTATCATTACCAAAGTGTTTTCTAAATTTTACGAAGCAAAAGATGTAAAAACAATGTCAAATAACATAGAAAAACAATTTGGTTTAGGTCCTATCAGTGAAGGTTTAATATTTGTCGCACCAGAAATAAAAGGTGATTTCAAACTCGAACAAGCTGAGTTTCAAAGTATAGTTTCGGGTGATAGCATGAATATAGCTATAAAAGGTCAACCCGCTAAACCACTCGATGCGTGGGTCGTACCTGGATTTTTGGGAGGTAACGAAACACCGGGATTTAAAGATAAACAAGGTAGTGTTGTTCGTCGCGTATTTACATTCGATTTCAAAAAACAGGTTACGGATGCGGATTCAGATCCAACATTAGACGATAAACTCGCGGAAGAATTACCAATTATTCTGGAAAAATGCGCACGTGCGTATTTAGATTACGCACAAAAATACAATAATAGGGATATTTGGGATATTGCCCCACAATATTTCTTAAGAGTACGAGAACAAATATCTTCATCGACGAATCCTTTAGAAAGATTTTTACAAGTTGGATATTATAACGATTATGCTTTTAAAACGGGTGATGACGTGAAATTTCCATTAGACGTGTTCGAAAAAATATTTGGTTTCTTTTGTACCGATAAAAAAATGCACAGACCGAGATTCGACGAAGATTTTTATAATACATCTTTTAGTACGCGTAAATACGAAGTTCGAACGGAAAAGGAAGATTATTTCATGATCACAAACCCTGAAAGATTACACGAACCATCGAATTTTAAAGGTAAAAAAGTTATATACGGTTTTACCATGGATGTAAAAGAAAATACACTCGGGTATGATGTAACATCACAAATCGTGAAGAGTTAATAAAATCTTGTGTTAGTATAAGTATGGATCCCCGACAATTCATAAAAAATTCAAATATTCAGATTGAACGTCCAGGTACAGTATCTAATACTCGACAGAGTATATCCACACCTACATTTAACGAATTAAGAATAGGTAAATTTAGACCAGGGATATATAATGGCGTCGTAAATAAATTATTTACCCCAGATGAAAAACGTCTCGATATCAAATATATACTAAAACAAAGACCGAAAGGACACGCACCTGTAACGAGTGGAATAACCATAGATGTTAACGAAATAAAAGGTATGTATGGAAGATTTCAAACTGGCGCTATACACACAAAAGATTTTGGTTTAAAAGGTAATTTAAATAAAAATTTCTCTTCCGTGCAATTTACCGGATACATTATGGATGGTGTCGAAAAAAAGAATTTCAGTTTTAACATATACACGAATGGAAAAATTCGTCTTTCGGGTGGATTTTTAGGTTCTAAAAATCTTAAAAAACAACCCGAATCTTTACAAAAATATATAATAGATACGTATACAGAAAAACAGAAATTTTTATACAACGATATATTTTACAATAATACAGGTGGTCAGTTTTTAACGAATACAAATTTTCAATTATCTAAAATGGCACAAGAGTTCAGTCAATTACGTACATGGGGAGTTTCGTTTCTTGAATACGAACCTGAAATTTCCCCATTTCTTTATTTAAAGTATAAAGAACACGCGTTTATTTTTACTACAAAGTCTGGTAAAACAGGTTCAGGTATTGTTCAATTACAAGGTGAATCTAACTTAGATGATCTTGAACGTGCTTATTCCGTTGGTGTAGAACTTGTTAAAAAGTTACATAATAACGGATATACATTAGGTTTGGTTAATAAAAACGTTAACGCAAATAGAAAAGTCGTTCAAAAACTTAAAACAAAAGCTTCGACGTGTCCTAAACTTAGACGTCCACCGTGTAAAGAAGAATTCGAGGTTAAAAAAAATCCACAAGGGTACGATTGTTGTTTCAAAAAACCAAAAAGAAAACCTGTGAAAAAAAGTAAAGTACAAAATACAAAAAATACAAGAATTACGTACGATAAAGATGGAACAATGAAAATAGGAGGACGTAAATGTGAACGTCTTACTAAATCAGTATTGTTACAAGTTGCTAAAAAATTAGGAGTTGTTGGTGTTAAAAATAAAAATAAGAAAGATAGTATATGTAAAGCTCTCGATACTATAGAGAAGGGTAACTCCACGTATAAAATAAACGGTAAATTATGTCGTGAAATGAAAAAAGAACAGTTAGTAACACTCGCTATATCAAGGGGTATACCCGTAAATGATACAGATACTGTAAAAAGTTTATGCGCAAAAATAGAAAATAAACCTAAAACACCTAATTCACCTAACGCACTTGCTAATGAAATGGAAAAGGCCCTACTCAATGCTAAGAAAAAGGAAAATAGAAAACCTACTAATATAAAACGTAGACTTAACAATACTAGTATTAAAAACGATCTCATTAAACTTTATGGTAAGGCATGGATGAAAAAATACGGAAACGTAATGAATATTAACGAAAATGTTCGTGATGTTAAAAAGAAACTTACTCAACTCGAAAAGAACAACAAATTTGTAACACGTGATGGTGTGTTGAAAAAAATGGTTGCGAATGATACTAAAAGAGCCATGATAAAGAATTGGAAACTTAATAAACAACAAAATTTGAAAAAGTTATTAATAGAAAAGGAAGCTAATAAGATATACGGTAAATTAGGTAAAAACGAAGTAAACAAAATCGTTAATCACGCAATGTCGTTACCAAAAACACCAGATCTTAATAGTAAGAGGATAATAGATTTTATAAAAATAAGAAGAGAACTTCATGGTCAACCACCACTCGCATTAAATAAAAAACGAGTAGTACCACCAAAACCAATAATAAAAAAGAAAGTTGTTAAAAGAAAGCCAGTAAAAAAAGTGAATAAAATTATAAGAAAACCGAACTCGAACTCAAATTCTAATTCTAATTCTAATTCTAATTCTAACTCGAGATCAAATAATAAAAAAAATAACCAAAAGATATTAAACGAACTATACGCTAATTTTGAAAAATTTACATTAAAGAATAAACGCAAATAGTAATTAGAAAATGGAAAATCCTCGTATTTTATTATCAAATCGTATTAAAACAAATAATACATGTACGAATGATAATAAAAGATGGGATAATCATTTATTGTCATCCCTTATAGAATCGATGTACTATACTATAATGGATTATATTAATTTTTATAGACACGACACGGGAAATAATCCGAAAATAATGTCCAATTTAGAAAGAGAATATTATTTATGCGAAGAATTTATGAATACAGATTATCCGGAAGAATTTATTGAAATAAATAGAGAATTTCACGAAACGGGATTAATATTGTATATTTATGATAATTTTCAACGAATAGAATCTACCAAACATAGAAGAGTGATGTTTTATATTATGAACATGTTATTTTTCGATTTATAAGTTTTTCTGGTTCAGATATTTGTTTAAGATGTTTCGCATGATATGAAAAATCATACCCAAGAAAATGATTTTTTATTTGATCCGAAATTGCGAACGCGTCTAATTTTTTAGAAACTTGAGAACACACTGATTTCACCTCAAGCTCTAATAGTTTATCTTCTTTCATTAAAAAGTATTTTAACGACTCGTCCATTATACCATTTTCTTTCATTTTTTCGAACATCTTATTCGATTCACCATCCGATACATAAAAATATTTTGGAGAATATCCTAATACGTGTATATGTTCAGGTGTATTAGGATCGTGAAATAACATACTAATCGTACATATCAATAATACCCAGATTATCATTATTTATTAGTATTCAACATATTAAAAATGTCCTTAATTTTATGACAAATATTAAATAAAGTATCGATATCTGTAATTTTTTTAGGATCGATAATTTCAAGTTCGAGTTGATATATAGTTGATACTTCGGAATCCTTATCTATACTCTCACCAGCAGTTACTGTTCTATCTATGGATAAATTTTTCCTGATATAAGAACACCTTTCTTTTTTTATATTTCTATGCCATGTGTTATTATCACATTCTTCATCATCCTCGTCAATAGGTATTTCCTTAGAAACGCTAAAACGAATATCAAAAGGCGAATTTTGTAAATGCTTAAAATCGATATTTTCAAGACGTTCCTTTCTTATAAAAGTCTCTTCACCGGTAACATTATCCACAGTCAATCTAATATTATTATCTTCTCGTGAATATACATCGTATGTATTTTCTTCTATCTTTTCCCACCCAGAATAAGAAGAAAATCCTCGTATAATGTTAGCGTATGTTTTATCACCGATATTAGTATCAAAAAATGTTCCATTAAACCTCCCTAAACGAAATTCCATTTCTATGTTTTCTTCATCTTTGTACTTATCGACGATAGGTTTTATAGTATCGCATAACTTATGCACGTCCATATTGTTTACATTTTAATAAACGCGTCTTCTTCTTAAGCCTTTTTTGTTCTCTTTTTTTATATGCATGGTTTTACTAATTTAGGAAATACCTGTTATTTTAACTCGGCAGTACAAGTTTTATTACATATACGAGAAATATCATCTCATATACTAAATAATACTTACGACGGTGATTGTACGTTTACAAAATCTTACGAAAAAATTGTTCGTATATATTTTTCAACACAAGAAACTAAAGTTTTTACTTTAGGACCTGTTTTAACAGAATTTATAAAAATATTTCCGAGATTCAAAATTGGTATGCCTCATGATACACAGGATGCTATATTCTGTATAATAGACATACTAGAAAAAAGTTATCCTCGTATAAAAGATCTTGTTTACGGAGAAACTAACCAAATAACTATATCACCAGTTAGTAAAAACATATCAAAAATACCATTTTGTGTTTATATTTTAAACGTGAAAAGAGGTGTTAAAAATATAAATATAATGTTAAATGAAAGCAGTAAATGGAACGTGATAGAAGATTACGTAGACGATAATGGTAAAAAACATCACGTTGCTACGACCAGGAATGTATTTTCAAAATATCCACAAATACTTATTGTTTCATTCGATAAAAAAAGTTATGTGGAAATTGACGAGGAACTAAAATTAGGCAATAATGTATACGAGTTACAATCTACTATAATTCATAAAGGTATTCAATATGGTGGTCATTACATGTCTACTGTAAAAATAAATAACGAATGGTTAATTCAAGATGATCATAATTTAGGTAAACTCGTTCAATTTCCTAAAGAAGATAATCATTTCGTCCTGGTCTACAATCTAAAAACTCCTTCATGTTAATATCCTCCTTAATATTCACAAGCGTTCTATAAAACGTTCTTCTACTATTCGGAAACGTTTTATCAGTTCTTTTTTTAATCGGTTTCCACCAAAATGGGCCTTTCTCCCACGTTACATACATACACTCAACAATATCACCATGTTTTAACCATTTATATTCACTTGTTCTATCTATCGGTATAGAAGATTCAAATATGTGTTTACCTTTATCTTGTATATATAATTTATACACAATAGACCCTGGTACACACCCAGGTGTTTCTACAGTTGGTTCCTTCTTTACGAGAAAATCAATTGTATTTTTATTTCTTGGTTTCCATTTAAACATTGTCTCGTGTGTACCGATACGAATAGGTTCATTTACTGGTGTAAATATAAGACCATCCATTTCTTGTTTTATTTTCGGAAGGTACTTATCCATAAACTCTCTAAAATCATCGTGTAAATGAAATTTTTTTACTTTTAACGTAATAGGATCCGTATTTAAAATTAGTGACTTTTTAACAACTTTTTCTGAATGTTGTAAACGGTCCAATAAATTCTGATTACCTACAACTTCTCCACAACTCATCAAACAATCATATATCATGAATGTATTTTCATACAATTCACCTTCGAGTATAGTACCCTTAAATACAGTCATTCTGAAATTTAATGGTACGGTAAACATTTCGAGTGCTCGATTTATAAATACACATGCTCTCTGATTTCCAGCTTGTAAAGCTATCATCATGTATCTCGTACCATCGGTTTTTTCACATACAACATAATCGTTATTCGATAAAATTCCAAAATGTTTTCTTTCTATAGAAATTGGCTGACATCCGGGAAATATACCCTTACCTTTTGTACCCCAAGATTCTTCCATAAATTGTATCGTATATTTGTAAAGAGGATCATCCTTCTTTACAAACACGCGGTTCATTCTGTTCTATATTTTTAATTTAATCTTTAATTACTTTTAACACCTGCAGCGTTTAGAATATTACTTATACATTCATGATTATATGTCATGACTAACTTAGCTTTTGGATACGCAAGAATTTTGACACCGGCTTCCTTAAATTTATTAAACATTATTTCCATTCTTGGAAATATTTTATACGAATTACTTTTCTTATCTTTTATATGTTTTGAAACATTTTTAGACATAAGTAACCAACATCTAGAACTTGATTGTTTTACGTTATAGTAATCACTATTTACTTTATTTGTAACCTCCGTGTCAAAATGTAAACCAATTTGTTCTACAGGTTCTTTACATCCATCTTTAACTTTAGCCTTAAACATCCCCCAATCTATACCTTCTAAAACACCGGGAAATACTAAACAACCAACGCCATCGAGTTTATCAAAACATTTTTGAAGACTATCGTCGTCTAGCTGTATACCAAAATCTACAAAAAGTAACCTATCGTGTGTTTTAATATATTTTTGTATAGTTTCCGCTTTATTAAAAGGATCGTCGTTAACAAAAACAACTTCATTTTCAATATTACCTTTTTGTAAACACATTAAATTAAATCTAAGAATAGTGTGTAAAGTTTTTACGTGACATGATTTACTTCGAGTAACTATTATAGTTGCAAACTTCATATTATTACATTCTATTCTAAACCTTAAGCCTTTCTTCTAAACATCCAGAAAATGGTAAATTACCAACGTGTCCTAAAGTTGTATGACAATCCGCGTATATTTTACCTCCAATCTGTTGCCAACGTCTACAAAACGCATAATCTTCCGATAAATATCTTTTTGTAGTAGGATCAATCATGCAATCAAAAATAGCACAATATTCATCAAAATCTCTATTTTGATGATCGTTTTTACAATCCAAATCCTTGTAATGCTCGTGCATTTTTTCTAATGCTTTTCGACTAATAACCATAAACCCTGTTGGACCATCCATCACTTCGACAAACCCATTTTCAACGTTTCTATGCGTAGCGCCAACATTAGCAACCAAACTAGATGAAAGCATTGATAAATCGCGTTCATCACCTTGTTCAAGTGCTTTCTTAGCTTGTTCCCACATAACAACTTTTTTAGGGTAAATAGCAACCGATACTTCATGCCCCGAACGAATTAATCGAACAATTGATTTAGGGTCAAAATCTATATCAGCATCTATAAACATGAAAAAATCACAATCTGATTTCTGCATAAACCTACCAATAGCAACATTACGCGCACGGTGTACTAAACTTTCATTTTCTGTTGTATCTAATACCATTTGTATACCTTCACGTATAAATTCAAGTTGAAGCTTGATTATACCGATCATATATTTTTCTAAACATAATCCCCCGTAACACGGGGTACTTATAAAAACACGGGTTGGTCTTGTTTGAGACATTATATAATATAATTAATCTTTATCCTCTAAGTATTTTTTAATTATGTTTTCAATTTTATTTATTGTAGGTATTGATACCGAACATTTTTCACAAATATCATTTTTTGTAACTCTATGTTTAAGTGTCATATATATTACAACCGAAGCAACACTATTAGGTGTTTTACTCATGAGTTGCGAACAATTTTCAAGTTTTATTGACATTCTGTTACATGACAAACGTTCTTCTCTCGAAACATCAAATGAATTTAGAAGCCTTTGTAATACATCGTTTGGTAAAGTTGTATAACTTTTTGAAGTTTTACCAAGTAATACTTCTGTAAACATTTGAGATGTTCTACTTATATCTTTAGAGTTAATCGAAAACATATCGGCAATCTCTTTTGTAGAACGAGATACATTTGCCATTCTACAAGCGTATAAAACACAATTTCCTTTTATACCTAGTCTAACAGCACCTCTGGTTAATTTTTTATCGTTAAATTTTTTATACATCATTTTAGCATCTTTCAAAACAGTTTCTGGTAGTAAATGACACGCTTCATCTATATCTTTATACGCATGATATAATGACCTATCTTTATGATTCATTGATTGATGAAAATTTATCTTGGCCATTCTTTTATTCTCGTATGTAGAAGACTTTTGTGTAGAAATTACTGTACCCTTACCCCAAGAATCTGAAAACAATTCTGGGTTTGAGTTTGGATTACCACATCTAGATGGATCGTTTACCTTACCATCGTCAGTTATACCACTCGTCCATTCTGGGTTATCATCTATAAACGTTGTATCAACTAAACCACAATTTGAACAAGTAGGCATACCTTCTTTTGAAATTATTTTTACTTTATTACAGGTTACACATATGTTATAATTATCGACCGGCCTTGTAAGTGTTGGTTTTTTTTGTAATCTGTCTACGACAGACCATATAGTAGCTAGATCCATTATATTTTCAAGTGTTACTTTTTAAAATAATGATTCACGCACTTAGGTTAAAAATTTAATTCATCTGCTTGTATTCTTGCTATCGTTTCGATATTATCAACCATTTGCTTATATCTTAAAGATCCTGGACTTCGTGGTTCCCATTCTTTCCATTCTTTATCTATAATTCTACTATTAGAAGGTGGTATAACAACACCATCTATTTCAGAATCAGAAACGATAAAATCACGAAGATCACTACCATCGTCATCTGATTCATCTATAATATCACTATCTTCTTCTGAATCTATCTCGTCTATCATACAGTATAAATTATCCTTTACATTCTTGAAGAAATCTTGAGTTTGGTGATGTTCTGATAAATTTTCCTCCTGTACAAGTTCATCTTTATCTCCAAACTCGTATAAACGAGCACCTTTATATGTCATCGAAGTTTCTTCATAATACGACACAACAAGGTAATCGTTGTGGTTTTCTTTTACTGTAGCGTATATTTCATCCTCTATATTATCCTCTAAGTTGACTAAAACTTTTATTAATTCACCAGGCTGAATTTCTGGAATTTTAATCATTCTTAAAGTTTTAATACAAAAATATTTACAGATATTAGCACACATGGGAGTAGAAATTTTATCAAAAGAAGGATGTCAATACTGTGATATGGCAGTTGAATTATGTAAGGAATACAAATTGGAAAACAAAAAGACTATAGTCAGTAAAGAAGAACTCAAAAAACGATGTGGACAACAGGCGTCTGTATATCCACAAATTTTTATGAACGATGAATTAATCGGAACTTATTTTGACTTTCAGGATTATCTTGAAGATGCAGAACCAATGTTATTACCAACACTGGATAGATTTACCGTTTTTCCTATACAACATGAACATTTATGGTCCATGTATAAAAAGGCTCAAATGTCAAATTGGACAGCTGAAGAAATTGATTTTTCAAAAGATATGGATGATTGGGTAAACTTAAGCGAAAACGAACAACATTTTATTAAATATATACTCGCTTTTTTTGCGGGTTCAGATGGTATAGTATTTGAAAACTTAAACGATAACTTCGCGAGTGAAGTTCAGTATACAGAAGCGCGTTCTTTCTACGCTTATCAGGAACATAATGAAATGGTACACGGCGAAACGTACAGTAAACTCATAGATAAATACATAAAAAGCTCATCGGAGAAAAAACAGTTGTTTGAGGCTATACAGACAATACCATGTATAGAAAATAAAGCAAAATGGGCTATGAAATGGTTTAGTCGCGATCGTTCGTTTGGTGAACGTTTATTAGCTTTTGCGTGTGTAGAAGGTATATTTTTTTCAGGTAGCTTTTGTGCTATTTTTTGGTTAAAGAAAAGAGGATTACTTCCAGGTTTGTGTTTTAGTAACGAACTCATAAGTAGAGATGAGGGTTTACATTTAGAATTTGCGATTGAATTATTCAAAATGTTAAAACATAAACCAAATACTTCTATAATAGAAGAGATTGTTAAAGATGCAGTGTCTATAGAGAAAGATTTTATTACAGACGCATTACCTTGTAGTTTAATAGGTATGAATTCAGAAAAGATGTCCGAATACATTGAATATGTTGCAGATAGACTTTTAAAACAGAGTGGTCACGATAAAATTTGGGGTACAAAAAATCCCTTCGATTTTATGGAGAATATATCACTCGACGGTAAAACAAATTTTTTTGAAAAACGAGTTGGTGATTATGGTAAAATTGATGAAGATTCAACTTCTATTGAATTCGATGAAGAATTTTAATTACTAATAACAACTTTTTTACCGTCTTCGCAAGAACACGTCACGGTTTTCCCATTACCACTTTCATATTCCGCTGGTTTTGGTAATACCGTATTATCAGTTGTATCCAAAGATCCTAAAGTTAAACCTGTATCTATCATCGCAAATTGTTCTTCAGATATACCAGGTAAAGGTTCTGGCATATCAACCATTGCTGGTGGAGCTTTCACGGTTTGCTCAACTTCAGCTTTAATCTCAGCTTCAACTTCAGCTTTAACTTCTTCTTTTATTTCAGCCTTAACCTTGTCGGTAACTTTACCTTCAATCTCAAATGCCTCTTTTTTGATATTCATCATTGCCCAAGAAACTAACAAGAATACTAAGGAATGAAACGCGAGTCCCTTTGTTGAAGGACAACCGGTTGGTGTACATACCCACGAACCAAATATTTTTCTCATGAGACGAAATGTTTCTGGATTGGCAATTACAAAGAATAGTGACGCAGACATCAAGGCGATAAGAAACTTCTTTTCTTGATTCTTACCGTTACATCCACATCCACAATCTTTGAATAGTAAACTTTTTTTATGACCTGAGCAACCCATGGTATTATATTTTATTAATATTATACAAGAAAAAAAAGTAACTTAAAGTTAGACCCCGTATATAAAAATATAATAAATACACAATGGCTAATAATATTCAAGTTTCCGAACAATTCGAACCATCCAAGATTTCTTTCAGTCAGTTGAAGAAAGGAAAAAATGGTGGTAAATCTGTTATGTTAAATAATGACACTAAGAAGAAACTCTATTTACAACTTCCTTTCATGCGTTCACCATTCGGTCTGAGTGCGTTCACCGACGAAGCTACTAACAAAACATCGTATTCTCTCGATCTATCATTTGATACTGATAACGACGACGCAATGCAACTTTCTAATAAATTGAAAGAATTGGATGAAATTATTATCAAAACTGTTTCAGAAAATTCTAAAGAATGGCTTGGTAAAGAATATAGCATAGATGTTATGCGCGAGGCTCTATATAAACCTCTTGTAAGAGAAGGAAAGGACGGTTACCCGGATACACTTAAATTAAAAGTACAAACAAATCAAACAGGTGATTTTATTCCCGAAGCGTATAATTCAGATAGAGAACGTATTGAAGTAGACCAAATCGAAAAGGGTCAAAGGTGTATGTGTATCGTAGAAATTAACCAAATCTGGTTTATCGATAATAAATTTGGTGTAAGTGTCCGTTTATCCCAAGTTCTCTGTGGACAATCTACAAAACTTCCATCTTTTGCTTTCAAGGGATTGGATAATACAGAAGAAGATTTGGTAGACGAAATCATGGATGATCTTATCGACGAATAAAATGTTATATTAAAATAGACCAATATGGAACGAGAACGTCATTTAAAAAATTTAAAAATTTTATCTAAACTCGCAAAAAATAAAAAAAATACTACCACACGAAAAATTAATATAGGTAAAAATCTAATAAAAAGTATGCAGGGAATGGGATGTCATCCAGAAAAATTTCTATATTTACCTACAAATAAACCCGTTACACTTTCTATAGATAATTCATTAAATGATAGAAAATTAGGTACTAAAAAAATTGGTCAGGGTGGGTTTGGTCAGGTTTACTTAGGGTGTATAGATAAAGAATGTAAAAAGAAAGTTGCTATAAAAATTGTTGTAAATGAAGATATAACACACGAATATAAAATATGTAAACGTTTGCACCAATACGGTTCTATAAAACCTTATGCTATAGAAAAATGTAATAATGTAACCTTTATGTACACGGAATACGCAAACAATGGAACTCTAAAATCATTTTTAAGAAATAATAAGAAAAATTTATTACCTATACATTTTAGAACCATAATAACTCAAGTTTTACACAACCTTTATAAAATACAGAAAAAGTATCCAACATTTAGACATCATGATTTACATACCGATAATGTATTAATAAATAATAAAAGTCCTTCACGTGTTAAAATGTTAAAGGTGTATAATTCAACATTAAAAGTTCATGATATAGGTCTACAAACATTAATAGCTGATTTTGGTTTATCTACAATGAAAGGTTTAAAAAATCCAGAAGTAGATATCGACCCGCGTATGGAATATAAAACTAAATCTGGTATATACCGAGAATCACATCCCATGTACGATATACAATTCTTTTTGAACGCATTAAGACAGGAAATTAAAGGTTTAGGTGTACAAAGTGGGACAGAAGCACTTCAGTTTATAGAAAGAATTCTACCATCAGAATATCTAGGTAAAGAATCGAGTAAAATACTCGATTTCCGTCTTCGCGCTTCGCCTTTAGGACATCCAATATTACCAACGTTCAAGGATATATTTAATGATAGGTACTTTTCACCTTATAAAAAAGCATCTGTTCCCTTTGATATAAGTACTATATTAGGTAAACGAAATGTATCAAAACCAAAACCAATTATCGTAAAACATGGTGGAGGAAAGGTTAAAAAAACATTAGAGCAAGTTAAAAAAGAACTCGCGTCTAAAAATAACAAAAAAGTTATCAAAAGACCAGGTATTCGCATGATACGTCCAAAGACACAACCTAAAATTAAGGTTTCTATGACAAATAAAGGGTATATAAGACTAGATACACGTAAGTGTACTTCATATAAGAAATCAGATTTAGAAAAAATGGCACGTAATTTAGGTGTAAATACTCAAAATAAAACGATCGCGAAAATATGTAAAGATATTCAATTAAAATATATAAAATAAGTATATAAACATGTTTGTTGTATTATCTTTGATTGCTATAAATATTTACATACTTACTCACACAGGAACAGGGCAATCTAAACCTAAACCTATAGGAAAAAACGAAAAGGTTGAGTGGACCGTTTATGGTACAATGTGGTGTGGATGGACTAAAAAACAGTTAGAGTATCTTAAAAACAAAGGTATACCTCACAAATTCATCGATTGCGAAAAAGGCAAATGCGATGGAATTGATGCGTTCCCAGTTATGAGAAGTTCAAGCGGTGAAGAAATTAAGGGATATAAGGAAATTTAGATACCACGCGCAACTGCAATAGAAAGCGAGAGAATAAACGCGTCAAGGAATGTATTAATTGGTTTAAGTATCGTAATATGTTTAACGAGCGATTTATTCCATGCAAATCGAAGTACAAATGTACTGATAAGAATCGCAAGAATAAAAATAAGGATTTCAGTTACGATATCGTTCATTTTTTTGGCATTGGCAAGATCTCTGAGCATTTTTACTTATTAATAAGATTTTATTTTCTACCATGTTATTAATGAGGAACACACAGACGACAAAAAATAAAAATAAATCACTTCCCCTGAGTGGATCCGAACCTACATATACACAACGTTTATGGGGACGTACAATTGGTATAGGTAATAACAATTGCTACGCATACGCTGTAGGTGATTATGAAAGTTTAAGAATGTATAAAAGTATACCAGGTGAAAGAGCAGGTATTAAAAATTTAAATCACTCGTACACACACTGTAAAGGTTTACCACACCGCGTTATTGCTGATAATCCTAAAAAAGTTTATAAAGTTAATGCGGATACAAAGTGTAAACCAAATCATTATAAAATAATGATGTTTGTAGCTCCTGGTAATAAAAGAAACTACTTTAGACAAGGTGATTTTCATTTTTATAAACAACACGGTATTGTCGAATATAAAGTAAAAACAGGGAATACATATGAAAGTATTGCTAAGTTTTTTAATGTACCACTTAGTCGTGTTAAAAAGTCTGGTAAATGTATACCCGGACGACTATTGAAATTCAAAGCAAATGTATTTAGTCATAAGAGAGGATGGGCTACCGGACCTTTACTTGTAGATGCGAAAGGTAAAGTTATCACGGATCCTAGAAAAGCATCTAGAAATTATCCTGGGTTATCTTATAAAAAATATTGCAGTTCATTCTGTGTTAAAAACAGAGGGATCAAAGTCGGTCATACTCATGCCAAAGTCGCTAAGAACACTCGTTAAGTCTTCTTCGTGATCAACATTAAATATTAAATCGAGAGCATCTAATACCAATTCGTTATGTAAACACACGGTATTCGATGTTACTTCATAATCATTAAATACAGTTACCTGAACCCTAAATTTAGATCCATCGAACACTTTACGACATATGGGACATGTCACTTTTCCCTTTTTTTTCCAGTTTTCTAGACAATGTGAATGGAAAACATGTCCACACCGAATAGCCTTGCTATTTCTTGTTTGCCGAACATCGTTCAGGCATATGGCACATTGAGTCATTATCTAGAACACTTAAAGAATTTATTAACTGTATTATTACGTACCTCCCTCATTATCATCTGTATTATCTGTAGTATCACCTGGTGAATCCTGTGTACCTTCGTCGTCATCGTTATCGTCTGGTGATTCCGACCATCCACATACTTCCGATAATCTTTCGCTATCCACTACAGAATCATTCTGTATAAATCTATTATGTGTTTCATCCCAGTGATATTTAGCTAATTTTGGATTCGCACCCTCTATCGTTGGACTACCCACTATAGATGCTATAAGATCACAACTCGTCTTTGGATCGTAACCATCTGGATATTGTTCTTTTATTAGTTTACCAAATTCAACCTTGACTTTTTGTAAATCACTTTTAACTTCTTTTCTACACTCTGCGCCTTCACGAAAAAGTTTAGTAATATATTCCCAATTTTCTAACCCTTCGTCTTTTAAAATTTCTTCTACAGTCTTTTCACCTTTAAAAGTTTTAAATGTAGCGTCATCGTCTGGAAATTCAGGTGAATCTTCGTACGACATGTATTCGTCGTATTCAGCAATCCAATCTCTAAGAGCATCGCAATCTGCTTTAAAAGCTTTCTTTTTAACTTTTTCGAGTATTGGTTTGAGTGTATCTAATTTAAACTGTTTCATAAAATATTGTTTTGTACCTGGTACAAGACCAAGTGGTACAGTCGCAACACCGGTTGCTGATGAAACGGAACACATACTCGACACGCAACACAAAACTAGTGCTATTTCCATTTATATTAAACCTGTATTTTTTTTAATTACGGACCACTAGGTGCGGCGTCAGTTGCGGCGTCAGTTGCGGCGTCAGTTGCGGCGTCAGTTGCGGCGTCAGTTGCGGCGTCAGTTGCGGCGTCAGTTGCGG